CTAAATCATTGCCCTGCTCCTCAGCCTCATACATTAGCCCCTGCCTAAATGCCTGATTAGTTTTAGTTTTAACTACCATATTAGAGTAGGTATTTAAGTCCCATTTTCTGTTAGCTCTATCAGTGACACCTACAAAACCATCTTTAACAATACTTTTAGATAAGCCTTGCTTAGTTAATTTATCCTTAAGCAGGTCTGCCTGCTCTTTATAACCGCTATCTAACAGTCCTTTATACTGAGTGACATCTCTGACAGCCTCTCTAACAACTTTCTTAATGCTATCCTCTGTATTATGAGTAGCTAACAATATGTCCCCAAAAGTATCAGACATTAGAGCCTGCATCATCTTTTTTTGAGCCTTACCCTCAGTGATTAGCTTAAGAGTGTCTGCCTGACTTACTCCATTCTTTTTAAGAGTTGCTTTAGCCATCTTATTAAGGGTTCTTTTGCTAGGAGAGTCTTTGTAAACAGGAGTAGGAACTCCTTGAGAGTCCTCAACTGCATCCTTACCCTCTGCACCTACTATTTTCTTTGCCTCTGCTTTAGAAAGTAGATAAGCAGTAGCTAAATGATGGGACTGACCTGCTAAAAATGCTTTTGATACTGTTTTTTCAGTTTCTACCGCTATATCCTTTTCTAATTTCCTTATAATTACTGATACTTGTCTGTTAATATCTGCCTGATTGTAGCTGTTTTTAGGCTTTCCATCAGCATCTAATGCTAATTTATCAGTAATATAAGTTAATATCTCCTGATACCTCATAGTCATAGCCTGCCTCATAAAAGCCTGATCTGCTGTAAAATCAGGTAATCCTATCTTTTTATCTAAAATACTCATCCTTATACCTCCTATATGCCATTTTAAGCCCCTCTAAGCCATTATACTATAATATGGATACTTACCTTATATATAGCCTATACACGCTTAAAAGAGCTTACAGTATCTCTAATGGGCATATATAGCAATTCTAATCAAAAAAATAAAGAACAGGATTACTCCTGCCCCTCATCAAACTGCTCATCTACATTTTCAACAGCTACTGCCTCAGCAGGAGCAGGCTCATCCTCAAACATATTATTAAATATTGAGGGATCAGCTTTAGGTTCTCTAGCTAACTGCTCATCCTGCTCATCATTAATCCTTGCTATCTCTGCCTCTGCTTGCTCCTCAGTAAGCCCCTCAAGTTTCATCATTGCTGTTTTTCGTGACATGAGAACAGCTCCGCCTGTTTTTTGTAAAGCTATACTAGTTTGTTCCATCTCATCCTTAGGTAATCCATCACTAAATGTAAGTTTAGGAACTGTAATATCATAGTCAGCTACTCCTGCACTCTTTTCTAAATGCTGAGCAATCATAAACACTTGCTTAAGTGCTTTCTCATAATACTTTCTTTTACGTTTAATCTTAGATAGTAGACTGTTCATCCTCCACTTAATTGCTAAGCCTGAGCTACCTGATGTACCAGAGTCTCCCATACCTAAAGCAACCTCAGGTATTTCTGCAGTAGTAAGGATCATGCTAATAAGCCTGTCAATTTCTTGATATGCCTCATTTAGCTGTCCATTCCATGTAATATACTGAGGCATAATATCATTCTTATCTACCTCAAATACTTTAGAGTCAGAAACCCTAAACATTAATCTGCCATTTTCATCCTCTACCATTAAATTAGGAGGGATTGCCATTGCAGGATTACTATGTTTGTCCATGATGTCTGCAATCTGAGATAGTCTGTTATTTAGTTCATCTAATAGAGGTTTAAGCTCAGAAAGATCATCTATGCCTCCCCATCCATCATCTACACTATAATTAGGAACGTGAACAACTAAAGGAACAGGAACGCCTGTATTAACTGTTTCAGGATCATCTATTAAGTCCCCTATCTTATACTCAACAGGAGTACCATCAGCCTCTGTCCTATAGACTGTTAGGTAATAGTTTCTATATTCAATCCTACCTGCAAAGTGAGACTCTACCTGTAACTTATAGTTATTTTTCTTCTTTTTATCTGCATAGGCATCTATTCTTACAGGTATAGCCACATGATAGGCTGTAATTAAGTTACTGTTATGCTCTGAGACCTCAGGAAACACATTCTCAGCATTGATTGTTTCAATTCTAACCCTAGATTCGTCAAATTCCTGAGGATATAGACCTGCATACTCCTGTCCATAACGTACTTTAAAGAAAGAGTCTCCTCTATATGCATTAGCCAAAGCTGACTCATAAAAAAGAATATCTAAGTTATTATCCTCTGTTAATCTATCAAAAGCTAATTGCTCCTTAGAATTATCCTCTTTACCTGCTGAAACCGTAACGCCATCTCCTATTAAAAAGTCTGCTGATTTCTTAGAGATAACTCCTGCTAAATTAACAGAAACATACATCTTTTGTGCTTTGTTAAAGTTGTGCTGTCTGAATAATTCCCAATGCTTACCCTCAAACAACTGCTTATTTTCTTTGTACCTATTAACCCTGCCCTGATGCTCAACAGGAGGAAAGCTTTCTCCATTTTCAAAATATGCCATCATTGAACCTCCTTATTTTTGTATAAAAAAGACCTGAGGTTATAAGCCCTCAGGCTTGTTATAATATGCTCTCTGTTTATTAAGTCTTGTTAATCCTAAAGTAGATGCTAAGCAGTCAGGTAGATCATCATGAGAATGACTAGGATATTGTAATAACATTTCCTCTAAGAGCCTATGCTGTTTCCTGATCCTTATTACTCCCTGCTCAAATAACGGTTCTAATGCCTCTATCCTCTGCTCTTTCTTAGCTGTAGGATTAACAGGTTTTATCCTTGTAAAATAATATCCTCTTTTTACTGCCTTTTCTTGTATCTGTCTATAAAACTCAAACTGAGCTTGTATAGTTTCAACGCCAAAGATCTTAGGCTTATATTCCTCAATAAATTCTAAAGCTTTCTCCATTGCCTCACTAGGAGCACACTTTTTAGCCCATGCCTCAAGTACATATATTACTCCTGTCCTAGAATCTCTCCCTATCATAGTTACTGCATTATAATCTGACCTATGATTTTTACCCATTGCAATATCCCAAAAGCCATAAACATCTAACTGCATATTAGATCCATTTTTATTAACCAGATCTTTCCAATCAAAGTAAGTTAGGTAATCCTCCTTAAAGATTGCACTTTCTGAGTCACTAGGTAGGTTTAAATACTCTGAGGCAAAGGCTCTACTACCTATATCTACTTTTTTCTTTAATAGATCAAAGTAAGAGAACCTGTCAGCCCAAAGTACCTCTACTCCCTCATCCATTTTCTCCTTATTAGCATAGTAGAACTTTTCAGCATCTATTAGCCGATCAGGATTGTCTACATCTCTGAGAGAGTTCTCTAAGTCTATCCACATATCAATATTAGTAGGATCACTCAGGATTGAACTATATATATTACTGTCATACTCAGGTCTCTGCACTACATTAGGTAATAGTCCCATTCCATGTACTAAAGTTCCCATGTAGACCGTTGCTGTCCTGTCAGGATCTCCTATAGGCTCAATAACTGAGTTAAACCAATGTAAATTCTTTTCTCTTAAGTCCTGAGTATTAGTATTTCTAGAACTTTCTAAATCATCACATAAGATCAGATCAGGTCTAGTACTTTTAAATCTAGATCCCCTTAACTGTCCTCCTATTGAGGATGCCTGCACTTTAATTCCTGTATGAGTTACAAACTCCTCATTATTATCCACCTCATTATGCCTGTTATTGACACTTAAGATCCTGCCAAAGTCTGCTACTAATTTAGGATTAAGTTTTAAGTTAGTTGAGACAAATTCCAGAAAGCTCTGAGACATTGAGACAGTTTCAGAAATAATAATAATGTATTTTCTAGTTTGATAAACAACTGCATGAGTAGGTTCTACATTTGTTAAGTAAGCTGACTTACCTGATCCTCTAGGAGCACCCCATCCTATTTTTTTTGTAGGTTTAAGAGTGTTAAGCTCATCCAACTTATCACATAACTCTTTATGAAAGTCAGGAGCTGTCTCTATTGATCCTCCCTCAGGGATTAAGTTAGTTTCATTCTCAGGGTTCTTATCTGCTGAGAAATACTCATAAGCAAAATATAATGTATCATAATATCCTCTAATCATCCTGTATAGCTTTTGTTTCTCTTTAATATCAGTAATTGTTTCCTCTAATGATTCTATATCCTCATCTAAAGCATACTGTTCTGCATCTACTTTGTACTCCTCAATGAGTCCCTCTAACTTATAGGCATATCCCTTTATCTCCTCTACAGGAGTGCTATGCAACCATTTAATTAGCTCTCTTTCTAACATCCTATCTCCTCCTGCTCCCCTGTTGAGCTTGCTTTCTATTAGGCTCATAAATAAGGGCAACTATTAGAGACAGTATTAAAGGCATTTGTTATCATCTATGTATAGTATTTTTAAGCAAAAAAAATAAGAGAGCTGTTTAGCCCTCTTTTGTATCCCACCCCATCCTTTCTGCTCTATCCTTTTCAATCTGTTCAAGTTCTGCTTTCCTTTCTCGTACATATCTGTATACAGTGGCAGTAGATAATCCTGTTACCCTTACAATATCAGCCACTGTCACACCATTAGTCCCATGTAAGTTATAAACTTTTTTTACTAGGTCTGGATCTTTTTTTCTAGATAGTCCCTCTCTTGAGACATACTCATATAGGGTAGGTTTACTACATCCCACAGTTAGCAGTATATCATCCACAGCCATTCCCTCTTTATAATACTTAACAATATTTTCCTTTTGCTCCTCAGATAATCTTATAAGGGATCTTGCTGAAACCTCAGGAGGTATATCCATACTATTAGCTTCCTTGAGATACCTATAAACCACACCTCTATTTATTTCTAACTCATCAGTAATATACTGTATTGTAAGTCCGCTATCGTACATCTCGACTATTCTTTCAATTTTATCCTCTGATAGTTTTTCAGCCATAATTTATAACACTGTCCTCTCTCTGTTTCATTTTTCTGTAAAGAGTAGCCTTGCTTACCCCTGTTATATCTGAGATCTCTTTTACAGTGTGCTCTTTACTATCATACAACTTTATAGCATATTCTACCTTAGTTTTATTCTTAACAGGTCTGCCAAACTCTTTTCCTTTAGCTTTAGCAACTGCTAATCCCTCATTAACTCTCTTAACGATCTGTTTTCTTTCCATCTCTGCTAATGCACCCATAATAGTTAGTAGAAAGTCACTCATAGGGTTCTCAGAGCTTGTATCCAACCAACTATCCTGCACTGACTTAAGCTTAGCTCCTTTAGTAGTTATGACAGATACAATGTCTAGCAAGTCTTTAGTAGACCTGCTTAGTCTGTCAATTGAAAGTATAACAACAGTATCTCCCTCCTCTAAGGTTTCTAATAATAAATCTAACTGAGGTCTCTGTCTCTTTCCTCCTGAAACTCTTTCCTTAAAGATGTTTACTGCCTCTACTCCATAAGCCTCAAGCTGTACTAACTGTCTGTCAAACTTTTGCTCCTCATGATTAGTACTAACCCTCATATAACCGTATACCTTTTCCATCATTACCGTCTCCTCTGCAACATCTATACTAGTATTTTAACATACAATAATAATGATAGCAACATTTACCTTAGAGAATATATTGCTTTCCCTTTTTTAAAGAGGTATTATATATATCAGTTAGCTGTAAGGTACTAGTAGCTCTGTTGTCTGAGATTTAGGTAGACTACTGCCTACAAAGTGAGAAAATTTTAGATTTAGTATAGACCTAAAACTGTTTTTTACATGAGACATTGCCCCACTCAAAACCATTACCAGAATATCTTGAGATTATTTCTGCAGTCAAGACTTTAAGAACACTGCTACTACATCTGAGGATGAGTATTTGTTTCTGGCTTATGGAAAAACAGTCACTACAAACAATGACCTCCGCCTCGTAACGTGAGGTCAACGTCTTTTTCGTAAAAGAAACCGCTACTCTGTTACAATCACTAGAACGTCTGGCTGAGGAGTGCCTTAGTTTAGAGCCTTACTTAGTATCTAGCATAATGCTAAGATGGGCTTGAGGACATACAGTTAGTGATTATTTTCAGATTAACGTAATTGCTCTTTCATAATAACGTGTATAATATTATTAGTCAATACAATTAGAGCACTTAATAAAAATAAAAAAAAATACAGAGGCAATTGCCCCTGCAGTTTATACTCCTATATCCACCTGTAGCTCATTTCTTGCCCATCTTTTGAACCGTTCTAACTTACTATTAGAATGTAAAATATTTTCCCCTACTAGGGTATTATTGTTAGCTTTCCTAAATTCTTTTAGAATATATATCTCTCTGAACAATGGATACTCATTTATTAGCTTTGTAGAGAATGAGGAGCTGTATCCACTATACCTAAGGATCATATCCCCTGTAAAATCTCTTTTAAACCTTATAAACTTACCCTCCTTGAATGATCCTCCTCTGCTTTCTTTCTGCTTAAGCATCTTATTAGCCTGCTTGCTTGCTGAGGTAACGTGTACATAGTATCTCTTTCTCATGTCCTCTACAATTAGATCTACTCCTAATACAGAGTCAATCATAGGAGAGGTCATTACAGTATGCTTAGGCAGGATCTCATCCATCATAGCAAGTAAGTGGATCTCAGTTATATTACTCTTATACGTCCTAGCAGATCTCTGTATCATTGCCTCTATGCCTATAGGAGTAAGTTCTACCTCAGGGTAGTTCTGTCTAATAAAATTAGCCATCCTTTCCACACTTAAGCTAACATAATCCTTTTGTGTAGGTAAGGTCTCTCCTATAGCTACCATCTCATCAAACAAATAGATATTAGCTGTACCAAAGCTAGGAACGTTCTCAACAGCATCCCACTCTGATCCCTCAATATCATTAAGACTCCACCTCTTAACAGTTTTTACAGGAGCATACTCCTCAGTACTAAGTAATTTCTCTAATTCAAAAGTTTTTAACTTACATCCCACAATAATTCCCTCCTTTTGATAGTTACATATCTACCATTAGAGAGGCGTGAGAGCAGTGTGACCGTTAATCCTGCCAAAGTTAGTGCTGTTAATCCTCCCAAAGTTTCTGCAGGAGTTAGATAGATACTCTTTATATAGAAGAAAGATGTCATTTTAGCCTGCAGTTTGTATCCTTATGTATTATCTATGTACCAATAATTGACAGTTATTCAATGTAAAAGACTGTTATAATAGCTTAGCTTGTACCAATAATTGATACTCTTATATTTCTTACCCTAGTTTTAAAAAACCTGCAGAAAATTTCATGGGCAAACTAGACTGTTTAGATACTGCTCGATCTGGTAACCCACCCTTTATGGATCAGCAGTAGGTAGGATGTAGATTAACTTTGGCAAACTGTAGAATACCTTTACCCAACTGTAGAATACCTTTAAGTACCCTCCGATTATTTTCCCACTGCTGTAGCTTATATGCACTTAGATTCCAGAGTTCTGATAGTGCACCCCTTTACCCCACCCCTTTGCCCGTAGAATAAGAGAGACTTTCTTCCTGATGAGTTATATGCCACTAAATGACCGTATCAAAACCTATAGTTTTAGAGACATTATTGACTGCCCTGATGTAGCAGGCTTTATAGAGTCTCATAAGTTTGTCTCAAAAGTATGCAAAGAAATAGACAGCTAAGCCTAAGCTCAACTGCCTTAACTATTATTATTTAATTATTATTACAGATGCTTAAGCTCATCCATTAGCTCAGAGAAACCTTTCTCCTCAGTGGTAACAGTTCGCTCCTGTACATCCTTAAGCCTGCCCTGATTCTTAAGCAGTAACTCAATAGCCTTAAGTTTGTTCCCTGCTTGTACACGCTCATTATTAATAATCATCCTGAGTTGAGTGTAGGTATCAGCTAGGAAAGATCTTTGTACCTCCTCAGACTGCCTGATGAGTTCGTTGTTAAAGTCCTCTTTCTTTTTCCACTCATAGATAGTAGATGCATTAACCCCTATCTCCTTAGCTATCAGCTCATTAGTCATACCATTTACATCCTTATAGATCATTAACGCAATAGCCTTATACTGCTCAGGCTTTAGTACTTTCCTCTTTACCATATCTTTATCCTCCTTGTATCTAGAACGCCTTAGACAGCCTTTAAATGCCTAACGCCTCCTGACCTCTTAATATATTTTACCCTTGACTGTACTCTCTGTTTCTTGAGGTTATGCTTATGTTACCTTACAGCAACTCAACAGCATTTAAACAGTTACCTACCTGCTACCTTACTGCTACTCAACAGCTCTATAACGTTGTCTCTATAACGTTTATACTACCTCTATCTCAGCATACCTACAGGACTTAACAGCTACTAACAGTACCCATATATCGACTATACAGCTAACCTCTGTTTATCCAATACGTCAAACTGTCTCCTGATCCATAATCTACATTAACTGCATCTCAGCAGTAAACTAACTTGCCTACTTTGTATCTCTTAATATGTTGGATACTACAGTAATAAAAAGAATCCTAATAGATACTAATTAAAGTACCTGCTAGGATAATAGAGTCTTATAAGACTAAAGCTGTAATAGACATAAATGCTACTACATTACTATATTTTACTGTTAGGAGACAGTTCTCTGCCTGTTAGGACAGATATGAGAGATAGGAGAGTTGCTTAGCCTTATAAGACATCTTTTTTAGTATCTCTATCCCTCTACAACTTAGTACCTCTATTACTGCAGATCTAAAGTAATTAAATGTAATATCTACATTAACTGATGAGCATGCTAGATAATTGCTACAATAATACTTACTTACTTTATAGCTACTACTTACTATCTATTACTTACTAACTGTTACTCTAACTGTTATTACTGTTATTACTTATCTAACTGTTATTACTGTTATTACTTATTACTGTTATAACTATTACTTAATATATTCTATATTGTTAATTTCTATTAACATTCTTCTTCTTCTATCTTATAGAGCAGGTGTACAAATGTTTTTAAAGTATGAAAAGTAAAGTAATTTGTAGCCTCTAATTATATACGTTTAAATGTAGTAGTACCAATGGATACAGCAATTGTTAAGTTTTTACTTTTCTCTCATAATTCTCTCATTTAAGAAAAACAGTGCTCCTAGTGTTATCCAAATTGATACAAATTTTCTAATTTAGTGTTATCCAAATTGACACAAAACTGAGGCAAGTGCTCCTTTTCTGCCTAACTTTCTCTAACAGTCCTCTAACAGTCCCCAAACAGTCCTAAACAGTCCCCAAACTTTGGCAGGATTAACAGTAAATGACATCCCCTGACCTAAATTAGGAGTACTCAGTCTTATAAGTGGGTAATTTACTGCTACTTTCCTGCCAAAAACAGTATTTTTTACCTAAATATGCCTATAATTGACAGCAAACAAAAAAGGATCATCAGCTAATTAGCTAAAAACCCTTTGTACCAATTATGATAACACTACCTTTAAGGGTATTTAGCCCTTATTTTCACTTATTAACAACAGTATACTTAACAACTGCTGACAGCTCATCCTCAAACCCTCTGTAAGTATCATACGCCTGCTGTTTGCTTGCAGTAGATCCACTGTTTAAGTAATCTTGAGTATTCTTATGAACGTTGTTTACCTCAGTCATAGCCTCATCATACTGCTTAATATCCTCTTTTACATACTCAGGAGATCTGTCCCCTAACTTTAATGACTGCTTTATCTCTTTAGAACTCCTAAGGATCATAAAAGAGGCTTTCTCTAAGTCCTCATCATTACCGCTTGCCATAGATTTACTGTACAGATCCATTCCCTCATATAGTTGCTCCTCAGGATCTGAAAGACTGTCTGACATCTCCTCTACTGCATCTACCATTTTTACAGTTACCTCACTGTTATCCTGCATAAAACCCATTAAAACTCCTACTGCTATTAATGATACTAAACCTAATTTTAACATTCTCATTATTTTACATCCCTCTCTGTATTAGAATTTAATTTGTCATCTGCATATCTTTCTCTTTCCTCAATA